ATAAGTTCTATTTTATCAAATTTATCTCTAGACCAATGAATAACTTCATGTCGTACTTTTCGAAATAAATACTCTTTAATTTTGAACGCACTATATTTTATGTGCATTGAGATTTTCATATTAGATTTTGTAATATTAGGTCTGAGTCCTGGCGAATATTCTTTAATCGTCCTGAATGCGTTACGTATCATTTTGAACATATTTAAGCGATATTTTTAAATCGGAACGGAAGGTTTTAATAGCATGCCCAACCCCTTCTCCTTAGTTCACTTAAAGGTATAACCCCTAAATGCGTTCTTCCTTGTTTATCGAGGTAGTATATTCTCGGATCTTTTGAAAAAAGATCATTAAGATTAAAACCTAAGCACTTCATAATTTTGCAAAAGATAGAATGTCCTCCTACAATCTGATAAAGCACTGAAGCTAACCTCAATAACCGAACAGATTCCCCCTTTTCCACAAAAAAGAAACGTTCAGGATAACAACAACGAGCAATCCACCAAAGAGCATTTTGATTTGGACGATATTGCAAATCCCAATAAAAACCAAGATAAACAATAAACATCATTTCATTGTTTGGTGAACAAACAGAGCTTTTTGATTTACTGACCGTCATACCAAGTTCTTTGAAATCTTCAATTACTTTTGGAACGTTATTATCCCTAACTAAGAAAATTGAGTCATCACCCACTACTGCAAATTCATCATCAGATGGTAATCTACCCTCTCTCCTTAAAAAGGTATAATGAATTGCAGTTACTACGCAGAAAGTATTTAAATAAGTTGTTAATTTAGATCCAGATTTATTCCCACCGTCGGAAACCACTAGATCCAATCTTGAGGATAACATCGGAGTGAAAACGTGATAGCATGCTAATGCCACAACATTCGGTACTATTGACACAGATGGACGAATCACGCTAATTAACAACCCAAAGAACAACATAATCCATAGACCAGGTAGATTTTTATCCATACCAGATATATCAGTACAAAAGATTTTCATCCCTCTACGTATTGCACTGAGTCTGATCTTCTTAACTTGCTCTGAAATTTGTTCTCTAGTGTAACCGATCGAATGTCCATATCCAAAATTTCTAATAAAATTTAGAATCTTTTCAAACATCATTGTTTCAAAGAGTACAATTCCAAAACTCATACCAAAGACTAACCTGATTTTTGTGACTACATTATATAAACCAAAACTTTTCCCTAGCTTCTTAGCAAGACGATGAAAGATGACTGTCGGGTAATTACAGAAGAGTACATACTTATTAACAGTACCTTGAGTATTGAATAATTCATCAACAAAATGAAAAGCGTTCTTTATGCTCTCCACATGCGACTTTTTCTTGAAAATCGGATAACAAGAAGAAGTATTAGTTGGTAATTTTTCAATTGCTTCACTTCTGCTGATCATTGATAAATCTACTTGCTTCATTTTAAACTTACTAAACCCTAGGGCATTATAAGTACCTTTCATAGCTTTAATAAAAGCTTCAGGATCACTAACTTTGAAACGCTTCGGTAAACCGTACGTAATCATAGTTAAGTTGTCCCAACTCATAATATCCTTATAAGAAATTTTGAGTTTTCGAGGCAATTTTCCAGCTAGATCGGGAAAAGCTTTTTCGACCGCATCAATTAAACCAACATCAGGTTGAGCAATTGAAACCGATTTAAGCCTACGCTTTAACCAATTTTCCAGTTTAATTTGTAAACTGTATACTCTCCCCAACAATTTTGACTTCTGTTTAATAAAAAAGAAGATCAATCTGAATGCCTTCAACCATCTTTTAACGACAGGATCTGCTTTAGTCTTCCGATTAAAAAGAAAGCTATAATCATTGTTATCTTCGGTATACTGGGACATTCTAGTCTGAACCCCATATTTTACTTTGAAACCAGGACTCATTTTGAAAAATCGTGTATAAACATAATTTGTTAGTCCTTTCATTTTAAGATGATCTTAAAAATTACAATGAGCTTACCCCCTCAAAAACCGTTTTACAGAGATTCGTCTTGGTCCGCTAATCCCCTTCGTTGCAATCCGGACCCAGCGTCTAGCCACATCAACATTAGACCATATTATCGTTGACTGCCCTCGTCGCGCTACGTTGTTCATCAATACTTATTAAAATAAGCATTTATGGATCCGAAAACAGGTTACGCTGGACTTCACGTAACTGACCAGTAGCACACGACCTTATAGCCACTGATGGGAGCGACCCTAGCTTCTATTACCTCGTAAGTAGAGCAATATTCCTCCGTTGTAGCCACACATAGTGCTCAAACCCGTTGCTTACCTATAGTCTATCAGGCGGATCCTCATCTACATATTATAAAACAGGCACTGGAAGGCCAAAGTTATTACGACTACCACTAGGCGCTT